CCTGACTTCTTTCTTGGTGTTTTATAAGCTACCATCTTATATATTGTCTAAATATTTCTGTCTTTACAAAATAAATCATTATTGGACTTGGATATAGGGAACCCTGCGGGTTCCACGCATCCACCTCCAATTTTGCCCCACTAAAGGGGGCTAAACGCGAAAATTGTCGGCGTTGCTCCTCCGGCATAGATATCCCCATGTGCCGATAAACGGCACACGGGGATGACGTATTTTAACTACACAAGGAATATGCTTAATTATATGACTCTTCAATTGCAAATGGGTCGTATTCTTTCAAATCTCCATCAACAATACGCCATAACTTCCATCTATCGTTTGACATGTATGACATGTCAGGTACCATGTTTGAAAATACCCAAATGTTTGGGCAATCAAAATATTCTTCTTTAAAAACATAACGGTCATCGTACGCATAACCGTCTTTCAATGTTTCTATCCCTGCAAAAAAGTTATACATATGGTCTTTCTTTAACGCCCTTGGTATATCTATTATGTATAAACTCATCTTTTTTGTATCCATTACCATCCTCATTAAATCCTTATAATCATTAGTAAACGGTATGGAGCGGCCAATTCCATACACGCCTATATAAGTCTTCAGGATGCTTTTACCATTATTACCATTTGGGTCAAATAGTAAGTTTATTGTTCTCGTGTCCCACTTTTTAGCGTCTTCAACAATTTTTAACTGCCATGGACGCAAATCCTTAACCTCGCGTATTTGCCGAGGAACATACACATCCACATCTTTGTCTGTATATGGCCCTTCTATTTTTGTATCATCTTTCATTACATAAAAGACGTTCCCTTTATTATCTGTTGTTGTAGGCGCTAAATAATTAGGCTGCCATTTATCAAACAATTTTAATAATATATGTTTTTCTTCCGCACGTCGTTTCTTAATCAACGAAATTCTACCCTGGAAATGTAAATAACCAGTGTCACCTCTTTCTAACTGAAAAACATAATGTTTTGCAATCCCTGCCAATCCGGTTTTAATATCTTGATACGTCAAACCGTCGGCATTTACTCTAAAATCCCATACTGCTAAAGCATTAGACATTTCTATGCTACGCAAAGCCCCCATCAAAGGGGGCGAATATAGCGTTTCAGGCGCTACGCTGGAATAACAACTGAAACGCTTATATATATATTTCTTTAACTAATTGGCACAATTGGCACAACATACCCCAAAAAAAAACAGGTGCACAAGGGAAAGTTCGGTAAACCGCCATCCTGCTTTTTATCTTATATGTATGTACGTCTTTACATCCTTTTTGTTAAATATATTAATTAGTTGTTCTTTTAAGCATCTTCGTAAACATAATTCAATTGCCATGCAACATTTAAATTATATCTGTTATTAGCCTGTAATGTGTTATCTGCACAATATCCCTGAATTAGACAATATGTGTGATTAATACTTGGGTCATCATCTCCATCATCAAACTTTATGACTTTGGGTAGGTACTTGGTGATATTTATACTAAACTTTTGGTTCAATTTAAAATCATTATTAGGGTGATCAGTAGTTGTATTAGCTCCTGCTGAAAATCCTATCTTAAATACTCTTTTGTGTAATAATTGTATTCTATCTTGGTTAATTGCTTTCATTACATCTAGCAAATTACCAGTTATACCTTCTACCGCGTTTCCATCTTGAAACATAGCAGTTTGACAGGTATCTTCGGCGGCTGCAAGATATTGACCGCCAATAGGATCACTTCGTTTCATTTTAAAAATCCACATAACCGCTTCCAATGGCTTGGGATCAGGGTTAAGTGATTCACTAAACGGAAAAGGGAATATAATACCCTTTAACGTTGCATACTTCGTACGAATAGTATTTCCAACACGTTGATTACTTTCATATCCCTGTACTAAAGTAACAGTTGAACCAGCAGGGGCTCCTGCACTAGGATAAGGTGTTAATGGAAATAAACCATTAAACTGAAGAGTTGGATTAGCCGCTGGATAACGGCAATTCATCTCATCCATTCCTGATTGATAACTCTTGTTCTCAATATTACGAGAAACTACTGCTTGTACTAACTTTGTGAATGCTCTTGTAGGTCTGCGATTAGTCTTTACCACTTTCTTACGATAAACAGAGCGCTTTCCTCTGGCATACTTGCCTGACTTCTTTCTTGGTGTTTTATAAGCTACCATCTTATATATTGTCTAAATATTTCTGTCTTTACAAAATAAATCATTATTGGACTTGGATATAGGGAACCCTGCGGGTTCCACGCATC